GCCAAAAAGGGGCAAAAAACCGGGTAAAAACCCGGTTTTTGCGAAGAATATCTATTTTATGTTCTTCATATGGTGGAAGTGATGGGAATCTACACAAACGCCCAGTATATCTATATTTTGTGTAAATAAGCGTGCATAGAACACAATATATAGTATTCAAAGACGGTATGTTTTGTTACATAACATTTCGTTAGATTTTCGAGATGATATCCAGTTTGTCCTCTTCGTATAAGTGACCGTAAGTTTTCATTACTTGTTCCACTGTATCGCCAATCAAATCCGCAACCACCATTATATTTGCACCGAGGTGTATCAACATAGAGACAAATGAATGCCGTAGATCGTGTAACCGAATCGGCTCTAATCCAGCCTTTTTGCAGTAGACGAGAAAACGATGCCTCACGGTATTTTCTGCAAATGGAGTCTCTCCACCAAAGAAAAATGGCTTCTGTCCATTATAGCCTTTCAGAATCTCCTGCAACGGCTTGCAAATCGGCGTTGTCGCTTTTTTCTCATTCTTGGTGTTTGTAATTGTATATGGCGTTCCATCATGCGTCTTGCGTGAGTATGTCTTTGTAAAACTGATTCGATCCGGCTTGATGTCCTCATACTGTAAAGCGAGAACCTCACCCTTTCTTCTCCCCGTGTAAAACAGTATACCAAAGAATGCGCGCCATCGCGGATCGTCAATTACGGACAAAAGCATTTCAAACTGTTCTTTTGTCCAAAATTTCATCTCGGTTTTTTGAACGCGTTTTTTGGGCTTTTTAACCTTCCGCAAATTGTTCGGTATTCCGAATCGTTCCTCTGCATAAGAAAGTACGGTCATCAGTGTGTTACGAATATGGAGGAAATATGCTTGTGAATACGGTTCTCCGTTAGGCTTACGCATTGCCAAAATCTCGTCCTGCCAACGAAATAGGCGCTCCGTTGTCAAGTCACACAGCTTCTCTTTGCCGAGAGAAGGCTTGATATATAGGTCATACAGCTGTTTTTTGTCCCAAATCGTAGAGCCTTTGTTTTGGGCGCTTGCAGCAGCAAGATAGATTGGGAACATTTCTTCAACAGTATAATCATGCACCGCAGCAGAAGTGTTTGCGGCTTTTTTCTTGTTTGCAACATCCGGGGAAATCAACTCGCAGTACTTGGTAACGAAATCGATGTACCCGCGCCCCGCTTCTTTTCTCGACTTAAATCCGCAAAGCCGTTTCTGCTTTGTCTGTCCGTCGAGCGTGACCACGCGAAACACAATATCAAACGAGGACTTGCCGTCTTTCATGATGCGTTCCTGTACGCTGTATTTATTCGAGGTGATATATAACTCTGTCATAGCAAGCCTCCTTGTTATGCGGTATTCTGCCAATTTGTCACCGATAAATAGCCAAGTTTCCAAATGACCCTTCCATTTTTCAAAAATAAAATAATTTCGACAAAATTCACTTGACTTTTAACAAACTATGAATTATAATGAATGTAATCGAATATTAGAAAGGGGAATGAAATGAACGAACTATCTGCTTTGATTGAATCCTGCGCCGACAAGCAAGCCGCCATACGGATTGCAACATCCGTTATTCTGGCGTATCTTGGGCAATTGCGATCCGGTCAAGCAGTTCGTTCTGCCGGTAAAACCGGCAATACATAATATACTGTGGTTGTTTCTATTATGGAGGCAACCACTTTTTTTGTAAAGGTGAGCTTGTACCAATCTTAGACGAGCCTTAGACGAAAAAGATCCATAGGCTCGGCATTCTTCGGATGATTGAAGATGCGTACTGCTATGGATCGGTTGAAAGTAAGCGTCCGGAACGCTTGCACATATTATACCATAGAACAGCCGCTTTGTCAATAGTGCGCATTGACATGCTAAGAGTTACGGACGGAGGCAACCACTTTTTTCTGCAAGTTACCAGCAAGTTACCAGCAAGTTATAAAGCAGTTATAAACGGGTTATAAACCATAGTTCTTAAGGTTCTTAAGGTTATTATCGATTGTTCCACTTCCAATACAAATACAAAGCGATTCCCGCCACGATAACAATGGCAATCACAGTTCCGGAGGTTTCCCCTGCTGCGCATCCTCCGCACGATGTGTTGGTATAGGGACATTCCCCATTTGGGTGATCGTGCGCAGGATAGCCATGATGGTAATGATTGAACCATTAGAGCGGTCATGATGTCCGCCTTGACTGTCTGTGCGCCCACTATGTGCGAAGGTTGGAAAAGTTATAGATAAGACTATCACAAGAATCAGTAATATCAAAAAGACTTTTTTCATCATGTCCTGCTCCAATCAAAGAGATCGATACTATCTTCTCATTCTTCCTTCTCTTCAATCACGGTATATTTGTTTGAGCACTTTTCCCTTATCGCTGTTAATATTTCAACATCCTTATCGCTAATACCACCATCGGATATAAGGTTATCCGCAGCAACCTTTGTAAACATATAAACATATCGTTCAATCGAAAGGAAACTTTTTATACTATCGACATAATGGTCGAACAACATAAGAACTTTGTCTCGTAACTGGTCTATGCAAATACCATCTCCGAATTCCTTTACTGTATCTTCAAAGAATCCCAAAAAGATTCGCTTTTTGTCTTCTCGTAATTTTTGCGGAAGATCTTCCACCCTCTTTACTCCAAAAGTTTGCTTCATTTGTTTCTGAAGATCATATTCAGCTTTTGCAACCGGGTTTCGATACTGCATTTTGTATTCCCATACATTATGCTCATGTAATTTTGCTAATCCCCATAAAAAGAAAGGAAGAGCAATAAACACCAAAATTCCTAAAAGCATATTATTCCTCCTTCTTCATCAGCCCTGACATCTTCAGAGCCGTTTCTATTAAGTCCAACAGTTCCTTTTGGTTTTCTTTCGGCACAGACTGAAACAACCGATGCATCTCTTTCTCTTCCTCTGTCATTGTACTATAAGTCGGTTTTTCTTCTCTTTCTACGGATACTTCACAACCCATGAGCCAAGATTCACTGACACATAAAGCAACTGCAAGTTTATGAAGCGCAATCTGGCGCGCCTCATGCCGACCGTTCATATACTGACTTATCTGTGCTTTTGAAAGTCCGGACAATCTGGCTAAGTCTGCGGCTTTTACCCCTCTCATATCCATAGCTTCCAATAATCTCTTTTGAAAAGTGCTTTCCATATTTTCTCCATGTCAAATTTACCTTTTTCTATATTATACACCGCAGTTAAACTAATTTCAAGAGGAAAATAAAAAAATTAAAATATTTTTACGAAACCACTTGACAAGCAGGGTTAAATATGTTATACTATTGTCAGTTAAATAAGTTTAACCAAAAAGGGAGGTTATAAGATGTTCAACTATTCAAAGTTGAGAGGAAGAATCCGCGAGAAATATGATACACAGTCAAATTTTGCGCAGAAAATGGGCATTTCTACTGTGTCTGTGTCGTGCAAACTTGGAAACAAGGCACAATGGACACAAGAAGAAATTTTGAAAGCAGCACAGCTTCTCGAAATTTCAAACGAAGAAATACCGACATATTTTTTTACCGAAAGAGTTAAGGATATTTAACTACATGGCGCAAAAATTCGTAAAAGGAGGAGAAAATGGACTTTATACAACGTAAAAAAGCAGAAGCTAAAGACATTCAGTCGATGATTGAACTTACATCCGGTCATTTCAGATATGTTGGCAGATTGCAACCGTTACACTGCGATCCAGCTGTCCAAGTCCCGATTACAGAAGAACAGCGCGAATATTTAACCTACAAAAAAGATTTGCGTTCCTATCTTTCAAGCGGTTCTTTCGATCTTTCATACCTGAAACGGAAGTACGAGCGGTATATAAACGAATGGACAAAACCGCTTATCGCTAAAGGACAAGCAGCATACTGCCCAGTCCGCATCAGACAGCAAGCCACAAAAGATGTGATTGAGGAAATCGAATGTGAGAAGGAGTGTAACATGGAAGAAATCTTTGCAGAGATGGACAGAATCACCGAAAAGTTTTACAACGAGATCGACCAACTGACGGAGAAGTTGCAGCCGAAGCAACGACCGTACATCCGGAAGATTGTATCGGAAATTACGAACGCATCGGAAGATCAAAAAGCGTATCTTGAATATGCACTTGCGACATCCGAAAAGTACGAGTTGGAGAAGCAGATTGCATACTACCGCAGAATGATTCAACAAGGCGTTTATACGGTCGATGAATTGAAAGCAAAGTATGTCGATTACGAATCGCACCGGATTGAATGGAAAGAGAGAGGTTCAAAAAACTACCGTGACTTCTGTCGTGGGCAATGGACTTTGGAATTCATAATCGCTGAAATGAATCATCAGAAAGGAGAACAGCAATGACCCCGGAAGAAACCAATCAAGAGGTTGTTCCCGTAAAAATGACCCTCGCACAGCGGCGTGAGATGTTCGCAAAGGATTACCTTGATTTGACCGATCTGACCATGCTGCTCGGCATCTGCTACACACGGGCATCGGAAATCGTGCGGGAGATCAAGTTCAACACCCGCGACCGTCTGCACACCCGCGGCAGGGTTCATGTGCAGGACTACCTCGACTACTATCACCTCGACCCCAACAGCTACTACAGAGGAAATCCGGAGGAAAGTGAAAATGGCAAAGAACCTGAATCTGACCGATGATGAAGTGGAGATTGAGATCGCGCATCTGCTTGCCGATCCTGATGTGAAGTTGGCAAAGGCGGAGGAACGCATCAGAACCCGCCGCAGACAGTACCTCTACCAGTTGAGAAGCCGTCGCAGGCGCGGCATGGCTCTGCGGCTGATGGGAATCAACGAAGATGCCCTGCGCCGCCGCGATCCATACGACCCAATGTATGAGGAGGAATTACGATGAAACAGACACTGAAAGCGATCGCCGAATGGTTTCGATTCCTTGTAACCGGGAAGTCGGACAAGGCAGTTTCGGACAAGCTGTGTGACTTCTCCGGACAAGGACGCGACCGGTACGGGCGGTAAAAAAAGAATAAGAACTGATTTTATTATCGAAAGGATAACGAAAATGATTTCAGAAGTCAAGTACAACAACCATGACGAATGGTTAAAAATTCGATCCCAGTATATCGGAGGGAGCGATGCCGGAGCGGTGATTGGGATGAATCCATACAAGAGCGCCTATACCCTTTGGGCGGAAAAGACTGGGAGAGTTCCGCAGTTTGACGGTAATATCGTGACAAAAGTCGGTAGCTACCTGGAGGATTTTGTTGCAAAGCTGTTTGAAGAAGAAACCGGCAAGAAAGTTCGCCGGAAAAGCCGAACAATTTTGAACACCGAGTTCCCATGGGCTTGTGCCAATATCGATCGCGTTGTACTGGGCGAAAATGCAATCCTTGAAATCAAAACATCGACCAGTATTCCAACCATTCGAAAGGTTAAGAGTGGAGAACCCGCGGATGCTTGGTACTGCCAAGTGCAACACTATATGGCGGTAGGTGGATATGATATCGCGTATATTGCCGTTCTCGTCAATTGCCGCGAGTTGGTTGTGTTCACGATCCCAAGAGATGATGCAGATATTGCCATCCTGATGAAAGCAGAAGAAGCATTTATGGAGTGTGTGAAAACGGACACCCCACCCGCGATTGATGGAAGCGAATCATCCAAAGAAACGGTTTCCGGTCTTTACACGGAATCCACCGATGAAGTCGTCGACCTTAGCGCATATGGGACAAGCCTTGACGAGTATATGGCGCTCGGACGTCAGATCAAGGAAATGGAAACCCGCCGTGATGAGATAGGTAACACCATAAAGTCCCATATGGAAAATGCGGGACACGGGGATTCCGGCAATTACAAGGTAACATGGACAAGCAGTGACCGCAGGAGCTTTGACAGCAAATCTTTCGCTAAGGCAAATCCAGAAATTGATCTTAACCCGTACTACAAAACGACTACAGTCAGAACGTTCAAAGTAACAGAAAGAAAAGGAGCATAAAAATGGGAACAATTCAAAATGCAGTATCGCAAGCAAACAATCGTCAGGTGGAAGCAAAAAAATCCGTCAACCAAATCATGAACGCAATGTTGGACGGCGAAAATCTGCGGAATCGATTCAACGACCTACTCGGAAAAAGGGCGCCGCAGTTTATCAGCTCTATCGTGTCTTTGGTGAACTCGGACAAAAATATGCAGCAAGCATTTTATGAGTCACCGATGACCGTCATTCAAGCCAGTTTGAAAGCCGCTTCCTTTGACCTCCCGGTAGATCAAAATCTTGGATATGCCTATATTGTTCCTTTCAATAACTTCAACAAGGACAGCGGGACTTCAAAGATGGAAGCAACCTTCATCCTCGGATGGAAAGGAATGCATCAACTTGCAATCCGAACAGGCGCATACAAGACCATCAATGTTGTCGATGTAAGAGAGGGAGAACTGAAAAGCTACAACCGGCTGACGGAAGAAATCGAGATCGAATTCATAGAAGACGATGACGAGCGCGAATCGAAACCGGTAATCGGATATGTTGGATATTACCGGTTGGTAAACGGTACTGAAAAGACCATCTACATGACCGTCAAGCAAATCGAGAATCATGAAAAGAAATTCCGCAAAGGAAAATATCAAGGCAAGGGGTGGCGCGATGATTGGGACGCGATGGCAAGAAAAACGGTCTACCGCCGCTTGATTGGCAAATGGGGTGTAATGTCCATCGAATATCAAACATCCCGCGATGGAGCCAATCTCGCAGATCAAATGCGCGATGAAATGACAGATGCAGGGAATTCAGAGACCATCCAGCCGATCACCGGAGAATTTGAACCGGCAGAAGGAGACTCAAATGACGCTCAACCTGAATAAAGCGATCATCGCCGGAAACATCACACGCGACATTGAGTTGCGGCAAACACCGTCCGGCATCTCGGTTGCGTCCTTTACGGTTGCGGTTGCCCGTAGCAAGAAGGGCAAGGACGGCAACTACATCCAAGAGACGGATTTCATCGACTGCCAGGCGTGGGACAAGAAAGCGGAATTCCTCGGCAGAAACTTTCGCAAGGGCGATCCGGTCTGCGTCCTCGGTTCTATCCGCAAGCGGCAATGGAAAGCCAATGACGGCACAAACCGTTACGCCACCGAGGTGGTTGCCGAGGACATCCTGTTTGCGGGGGCAAAAGCGCAGCCCGGTTGGAATGGAGATGGCTTGCGGGCAAAGCCTCAACAACAGATACAATTGCCGCAAGAATTAAGCACCGTGCCTTTCCCGTCCGATTTGGACGAAAGTTTGCCATTTTGATCTATCGGAGGTGAACATATAGTGCGAGAAGTCAAATGGGTAAAAATAACCACCGATATGTTTGACAACCGGAAAATAAAGCACCTCCGAAGATTGCCTGACGGAAACAACATCGTTCTGATTTGGATAATGCTATTAACCATGGCAGGACGATGTAATTCCGGAGGAAAAATTTTTCTGACAGAAAACATTCCGTATGACGCAAAAATGCTTGCGGATGAGTTGGATTTCAAAGAAAACACAGTGGCTGCTGCTCTGAAAAATCTCGAACAACTTGATATGATCGCGGTAGACAACGGATTTTATACAATCGTTGGATGGGGTGAGTATCAAAATGTCGATGGAATGGATAAAGTAAGAGAGCAAACAAGAAAAAGAGTTGCCGAGTTCAAAAAAAACAAAAAGTCACAAGTCGGTAACGTTACCAGTAACGCAGAAGTAACGCATGGTAACGTTACCGGTAACACCGAGGTAACGCAAGGTAACGCGACAGAAGAAGAAAGAGAAGAAGAAAAAGAATATAATACTCTCTCTATAAGCGCGTGCACGCGCGTTGCACCCCCAAAAGCGCCGTATTTTACACCCCCAACCATAGAAGAAATTCGCGAATATTGCGTAAGCCGGAACAACAACGTAAATCCGGAACAGTTCTATGACTTCTATGAGAGCAAGGGATGGATGGTTGGAAACGCGCGAATGAAAGATTGGAAAGCGGCAGTTCGTACATGGGAAAGACGAAGCGAACGAGCACCGGCATCCGCTCAAAAACACAAAGGCAGCTTCGACACAGACGATTTCTTTCAGGCGGCATTGAACAGAAAATTTTATGATTGGGAAGGCGATAAAAATGAGCAACAGCCCATGTTGGAAGCGAAATCCATGCCCTGACCGTCACCCCGGATGCCATTGTGAGTGCAATGACTATCGGCAATGGGCAGAGGAACACAGCAAGGAACGGGACGCGCAGAACAAGCGGCGGCAGTTAGAAGAATATCCGTCCGTTATGCGCAGTTACCGGATCAACCGATTCAAGCGCAGAAAGGAGATCGGAGTATGAACCGACCGACAAAAGCGGAAGTTACACGAACATACAACTATCTGCTGAATCATCACAGAGGCAGAGCCAATGCGGGAACGCGGGATGCCATCAGAGCCGTTCTCGGAATCAATGCGCGGAAGTTCCGCCAGATCACCCATGAAATCAATACATCGTTCGACTACCCCTACATCGTTTCAACCTCCGGTAAGATGTACCTTGTGGACGATCCGGCAGATTACGCGAAGCACATTTTGCAGACAAGCCATGCCGCAACAAGTCTGTCGGTCAAAGCAAACATGATGGCATGGAAGATGAGCAAGCTGACCCAACTATCGGTCGAGGATTTGTTCCGGTTGGAATGCGAGGACGAAGATGTCGCAAATCAGCATATTTGACGGCAAAGAACCGCTTCGGATACGAAAGCCGATCATGTTGGTGGAACTGTTTGCGGGATACGGTTCACAGGCGCTTGCGCTGAAATATCTCGGCGTTCCGTTTCAGCGGCTTATGATTTCCGAATGGGCAATCCCTTCCATCCTCGCCTATAAGGATTTGCACTGTCCGGATGATAACACCGTCTTTGCGAGTGAATCCGGATATGACGATGTTGTGCGTGTTTTGGCGGGAAGAATCTCTCGGGATTATAAGACCCCACTGACCGAAGAACAACTCCGGAGGATGCCGAAGAAAAAAATATTGGATGTTGCCAATGCCGCATATGTAACGAGAAATTCACTTTCCATCTGCGATATGGTTTCCCTGAATGTATTTGGCAAATTGCATGAGCGTACTTATGTTATGACCTATTCTTTCCCTTGTCAAAGCCTTTCGCTCGCAGGAAAGATGGACGGCATGGAGGAAGGCTCTGGAACACAAAGCAGTTTGCTGTGGGAGGTCGGACGGCTTCTGCAAAACGCGAAGGAACATGATGTTCTGCCGGACATCCTGCTGATGGAGAATGTGCCGGAGGTGATCGGCGAGCGGAATATCGGCGTATTCCGCAAATGGCTTGAACTGCTTCACAGTCTCGGCTACCGGAGCAAATGGCAGATTCTGAACGCCAAGGACTACAAAGTCCCGCAAAATCGCCGCAGATGCTTCATGGTTTCTTGGCGGTCGGACGATTATTACGATTTTCCAGATCCGATGCCGCTCGAATACCGGTTGAAGGATCTCTTGGAGAAGGATGTTTCGGAAAGCTACTATCTTACGGACAAGCAGATCCGATATGTGAAATCACCCAAGCGTTTCGGGAAGCACACAAGAATCACGGACGGCGATTGCATCGCGATGACAAGAACGGCAGATGCGGGAAACAACTGGACCGGCGATTTTATTTCGGAATTTCCTGTTGCCTATGATGCATACAACCGCAATGTGCGACCCCGAGGAATCATTGGAACTGTGCAGACAAGGGCTATTCCAAAGCATCAAGACCTCATTGTGGAAACGCCGAAACGGTTTCGCAAACTGACAGAATTGGAATGCTTCCGGTTGCAAGGGGTCAAGCGCGAAGATTTTGAGCGTCTGAAAGTCCGGCAATCATCGTCCTCCCTTTACCACATGGCTGGGGACAGCATCGAAACAACCTGTCTGATGGCGATTTTCGGAAAGATGTTCGAGGGGCTGGACTACGAAAAGAAAATTGACGAAGTGGTGGAGGATATTACACATGACTGACCGGTGTATCGTATGCGGATCGGAAATACCGGAAGGACGGCAAGTTTGCCCGATTTGTGAAAGTGAGGGCTTGAAACACAACCAAATTGCAAAGAGCGCCGCAGGAACGCGGCAGGAACGCAATTTGGAAGAGAACGGCGTTCAAGTACACTCCGATACCGAGAAACGCAACACAGAGCGTTCTTGCGGCATCTGTGCGGATGGTGCGGGTTTGAAAAATTGTTGCATCAGTCCGAGCGGAACGCGTTGCCAACATTGGGGAAAGATGCTTTGCACACACCCCAAAACTGATGGATGGGTGCTGACCACAAAGAAGCGTGGAGAAGCGCCGGAAAACTGCCCTGAAAAGAGAAAAGGAGAATAAGCAGATGGATGTATATCTTAATTCAAAGGACATCCCCAAAAGGTGTTGGGATTGTCCGTTCGTCGTGGAAAACGATTACTGCATTTTACTTCCAAAGGATGTAAACGAAAGCATTGACAGCTATGACGAGCAAAAGGCTCTTTGCCCGTTGCTTCCGATGGAAAGTGAGGTCGAGCGGCGAAGAAATCTTTCCCCGCAGATGAAGGTGGTACTGGACAGTGGCGCATATATGCCGACCCGCGCACACGATGCTGATGCCGGATTGGATCTTTACGCTTCCACAAACGGATATGTTCGCGGAGGCGGAAGCCTTGCCTTTGACACAGGGGTTCACGTAGAGATTCCCGTGGGATATGTCGGGATGCTCAAAAGCAAAAGCGGGCTAAACTGTAGACACGGTTTGACCTCCGAAGGGGTCATTGATGCAGGGTACACGGGGAGCATTGTTGTGAAGCTGTATAACCACAGCGAAACGGACTATGTGGTCAATGCCGGGGACAAAATCAGCCAGCTTGTGATTCTTCCGATTCTTTCCCCTGTTCCGAAGTTGGTCGACAGTCTGGAAGATACCGCGCGCGGGAACGGTGGATTCGGAAGTACAGGAAAGTGAGGAAATATGAGAGAGATTCTGTATCGCGGAAAACGCAAGGACAACGGCGAATGGGTCTATGGCTATTATTGCAAATGCGGATGGACTGGGAAGGAAAAGGATGTAATAATTCCGAGCCATGCGAGCGCCCTGTATGGGATTGATGTTATCCCCGAAACAGTCGGACAGTACACAGGATTGAAAGACAAGAATGGCATAAAAATTTTTGAAGGAGATATCGTAAAATATTATGGTATCTGCAAGCCAATAATCGGTGTAGTAAAGATTTGCGAAGAAGATTTCTCTGGCTTATATGGAGTTTGCGAAACATTCACTGACGGAAGTGGAACGTCCCTTCTTAAATCCAAAATTGATTGTCAAGTTGTCGGAAACATCTACGCCCCCCCAGAGATGCTGAAGCAGGAAAATGATGACTGCATCTACGCAGATTTCAACAAGAAAGCCGAGGTGTAAAAAATGGAGCACATCGTTATATGGGACGGAATCGAAATCATCGGATTCATCGTCGGAATGGCGGTGCTCGCGGTCGGATTCGTATCAATCTGCCTGTGGGCACTTGCACGGAGCATCAAGCGGAAAATACATCTGAAAAAGCGCAGGAGGAGTGATAAAAATGACGTGTGATAGTTGTTTGAACAAATACGGTTGCAGTGAGGCAAGGTTCGGAGAATCCGTTCGTTGCATGAGATTCAAAGACGAAACCGAATGGTTTCATCTGCCATGCAAAGTCGGCACACCCGTGTTCTTCTTACGGGATCAGAACATCATCGAGACAAGTGTCGAAAAGATCATCTTTAAGGGCAAGGGGTGTTACATCAAACTGAAATGCAACGCGATGTATGAAACCTCCTGCCAAAGCATCGGAAAGACTGTGTTTTTCACGAGAGAATCTGCCGAAAAGGCGCTTGCGGAAAGGGGTAGGAAATGACAGTATTTGGGATCATAAATATTGTATTCGCATCAATCAGTACATTTTGCGACATCCGCCAACTGATACGGCACGGTGAATCGGATGTGCTGACATCGGTCTTGTATTTGACGTGTGCAATTTGTTTGACGGTGATTTCGTGATATGAAAGGAGCAAAGAAAATGAAAAAGGTTATCAGTATCACAGTATCGTTGGTTGTGCTCATCTGGGGTCTGTTTTGTCTCGCGGGGTGCTCCGAAGCTGACCGTGTGAACAGCAACATCTCAAAGCAGGCGGACTACTTTGAATCCGAACGCCGTGTAACGGTGTACAACGCGCGAACGGACAAAATCATCATGTACATCGAGGGATATATCAGCATAAGCAACAACAGCACTAACGAACTGGTTGTGATCGCAAAAGTAGGCGGGAGTACCTACAAAAAGAATTATGTGTATCTCAATGACTACACCCTCTATGTTGTTGAGGACATTAGCGGGACACACACAGACCCGTATCACTACAAGGTGTATTTCGATGTAAAACTGCCGGATGTGGAAGTAAAATGAGAGCCAACTATCCGCGAAGAAATACGGGCAAGAAAAAGGACGAGGCTCTTGCCCGTTACGTCAACGAATATATTGCCCTCTGCATAATATACGGTGCAGAGCGGGCAAGAGAAATATTGCAAGAAAGGCATGAAGGGAGCAAAAACAATGCTGACAGAGATTGATGCTACACTGCAAAAAGACCTGATCGATTTTATCGAGAAACGAGAATCCGAAAAGAATCAGCCTTTCGGAAAGGTGCTTGTTGCTGCTATTTTGAGAAAGCTGATTAACGGCGATTGCAGGATCACCGGCTGTGCGAAGAACGATAAAACTGGGAAGCTGTGGGTTGAGTACAGCTTTTATGGAGAGGAGCAGGAGCAATGAGTGACAATTACGCAGTAATCAACGGTAAGCGTATTGAACTGACGGATAAACAGGTAAAGATGCTTGAGATCAAGAGGAAGAATCCGTTTGAACGCGTTACAAAGGGTAATGTGTATTATAAAATTACTGGATATGGTAATGTTGACAATTATAGAGAAGACGGTGATTCTACCGATCAGGCTCTGTATGACGGAGCCAACTATTTCACCGACGAGTCTGTAGCACAACAAGTGGCTCTTCACCAATTGCTCTATCGTAAACTGCTGAAGTTTGCATATGACAACGGATGTGAGGATACTGCAGAGTGGAATAGTGCGAATGAGCACTGGCTCATAATTTACTATAAGTCGGACGATGATTTTGGTATCGTGAATATGGAAGCGGCTAAAGAGTTGAGTGTGTATTTCTCTACTGAAGAAGGTGCGAGTAGAGCAATCAACGAGGTCATTAGACCTTTCATGAAAGAGCATCCCGACTTTGTGTGGTGAAAGGAGTAACAATATGTATTCATCGCGTGTTATTTCGGTAATAGCGTTCGCTATAACCATACTTTTTATCCATGGAGGAAATGCACCTGATTTTGCAATCGGAATTTCTCTTGGTATTGCGGCTGCTTCCGGCTGGTTATCTGCAGCATTGGCTGATGAGCGTATGAGTAAGCTGGAATGCAGAATGGACATGATGGAAGAACGGATGAAGGAGATGCAGGATGAACTAATAAAGGAGATGCTGAATTGGAAACAATGAATGACTTGAAATTATGCCCTTTCTGCGGAGGAAAAGCAAGACGGTATGTAAGCGTTAAAAACTTAGTTCATGTCTATTGCCCATCTTCAAATCCTTGCGCTGTTCATCCGGACACCGGATTTTTCAAAAAGCAAAAAGACGCTGATGAAGCATGGAACAGGAGGATGAACTGTGAGCAGATACATTGACGCAGAAAAAATCAAATACACAGAATACATAAACGGCGATGTGACCGTTTCAAAAGACTTGGTTGAGAAAATCCCTACCGCCGATGTGCAGGAAGTCAGGCACGGAAAAATGAATATGTATAAGCCGAGAAGAATGAACAGAAACGCCACATATAAATGCTCTGTTTGTGGGAAGTTGTGCAGTAGTTATTACAACGATGTCGGAGAGTGGAAATTCTGCCCGCATTGCGGCGCGAAGATAGGTTTGGAGGATAACAAATGAAACAATACTGTTGTTACGCCAAAGGCATTCTCTGCATATATGCAAGTAGTTCTGGCTCATGTTTATGTAGCGCTTGCATCAATCAGGAGGTGTTAAATGAACAAAGCACTTTTAAGCAGTAAAAACATGAATTGGTGTACGCCGCAGGATTTTTTTGACAAGCTGAATGCAGAATTCCATTTTGTTCTCGATGCGGCGGCAACGGAGCATTCCGCAAAGTGCGCAAATTTTTTCACACCTGAAACAGACGGACTGAATCAATCTTGGAATTGCGGTGGTGCGGTATTCTGCAATCCTCCGTATGGGCGAGAGTTGAAGAAATGGATTCGGAAGGCTTACACCGAATCGCAGAGTGGAGAGACGATCGTTTTGCTGATTCCGGCAAGGACTGACACCTCCGCTTTCCACGACTACATATACGGAAAAGCGGAAATTCGCTTTGTGCGTGGACGGTTGACTTTTACGGACGAGGACGGAAATTCGAAAAAGGACAGCTGCGGAAGGGCGCAACCGGCACCGTTTCCTTCAATGATCGTTGTTTACAATCCAAAGAGGTGGTGGTCATGAACAGATGTGCTGACGCTGACAAATGGGTGCAAAAGCAGATTCCAATGAAGTGCAAAAAGCGGTACTATAATGACGAGGATGAAGAAACGGAGAGAAAATTCGAATGGGAGTTCGACCTATGCCCTGTTTGCGAAAACCATATTGGGCTGAGAGAATACATATTTTGCCCGTATTGCGGACAAGCACTGGATCGGAGTGAAACATAATGTCATACGAAATACAGTATCTAATCGGCGGGTTCATCGCATTCATGACCGCAGCGGCGGTTGGTTGCCTTGTCCTGTTCGTAATAAACGAAATTCATTGGTGGTTACACTGGAGGGAAAAATGAAAATTGAACTTGAAATCCCGAACACGACTGCGGCTATGACCGTTGTGACAGTTTCAGAGAACGCGCAGGACAATCCGACTTCCATGCGGTTGCACACAAAATCCTACAACACCGATGACATCCTGTCCCTGCGGGTGATTCCGGATCAGACCGGTGTATGGCTTCCCGAAAACGACAGACCGGCATCCTTTATGTGGGTGTGTTCCCTCTGCAAGAGAATCGCATACGATATGCCCGTGTCCCGCTTGGGACAACACTCTCGCGGTTCTTGTGGATTGGAATTCTGCCCGCACTGCGGGAAACCCATGCGGAACAGGGAGACAAAAGCATGAAATACCGCTCTGCGAACCTGTCAGAATTCGCTCTCCACTGCGAAGGGCTGATAGGCAAAGGATATGTATTCCATGACTTCTACATCGCCACACGGCACGGCAGACGGATTTATGAGGGGGTGTTCAAAAAGCCATGTACAAAACATACCGAAAATACGGCAACCAGCCGGTGACCGTTGACGGCATCCGCTTTGATTCCATCCGTGAAGCAACCCGGTGGCAGGAGTTGAAACTGCTCCTGCGCGCCGGGAAGATCAGCGACCTGAAGCGGCAAATGCCGTTTGAACTGATTCCAAACCATGTAGAGAACGGAAAAATCACAGAGCGAAAGGTTGTATACATAGCGGATTTCGTCTACAACGAAAACGGTGATCTGATTGTAGAGGATGCAAAGGGAAAGCGTACCAAGGAATACATCATCAAGCGAAAACTTATGCTGTGGCGGTACGGAATCAAAATTCGGGAGGTGTAAGATGTTCAAAATACCGGAAAGCGTTTGTCGGGTGGTATCGGCAATCTGTGCGGATTATGAGAGGCGTGAGAAAGAACTGCACTCGGGGAATCTGACACCGTTCGTGCGGGACACCTATCGCAATACGAACCGCGTAATCGATGATGCGGTTGCAAGCGTTGTAACGGAAAAATGGTCAGACCGGATGCTCTCCGATCTGATAAACGGAAAAAGCTACCCGGAAGCAAAGTGCAAAACATTGACTTCGCGTTCCGGATATCGCCGATGGAAGCTGGAAATCACGCTTCGCATCGCGGAAGCCTTTGGGTACATCGATCCGTCCACCGCAGAGGGGGAACGACATTGTGCCATTTGCGGAACGCTCATCAGGGAGGCTGAATTCGGCTCTATTACGGTCTGCCGAAACGGGCGGAGGGCGGTAACGCTCGACCTTTGCCCCGAATGCTCCGCACATGTTGACGGAATCGAGATTGACGGAACGGTTGGAATCGTCAAGCAAAGCGTAAAATAAAAACAGTCGGTTGCCCCGTTTGGAGCAACCGACCTTTTCTGTTACCGGACTACAAAGTAGTAGTACCGGACGGTTTTACAGCTTCCCACATCCTCGTCACACAGCCAGTCTTTCGCCATCATGGCGTAGTCACTGGAACTGAATTCCGGTCTGCAGTAGTCGCTGTACATCATGTTCATTGCCGCGTAAAAGTCCCACGCATCTGTCGAGGGCGCGACCTGGCGATGCAGACCGTCCGTCTGCTCTTTCGTCCAATGTTCTCCGGATGTGCCGTCCTTGTTCTTCATTTCGGACACCCAGTGTCTTGCAACAGCTTCACCGAGTTTCCCGCCGTTTGCGATCTTGTGGATGCAATACTCCAGTTCCGCTTTCTTTTCCTCGTCCATCTCGTCGACAGTCCGGATGAAAAGATCCCGCAGGGCTTCCATCTGCTCTCCGCTCCCGGAACGGATGATGCTTTCGATGTTCTTCTTATGCATTCAGAACACCTCCTCAAATGCGCTCAATGTCCAATTCCACATTTGTGAAATCAGCCGCAACGCCGGTGTTCACAAGGGAGATCAGATCGGACGCGTTTCCGCAGACCGACTTGACGATGGTCGAGAACGAGATCGTCCGCGTTTCCGTTGCGGCGGTGGTAACCGTCTCCGACGCGGTTGCACCGGGGATGGTTGTCCCGTTCTGCTGTACCGCAAGCGTGACAACACCGGCGGCAGGAGCTGTAAATGTCGCGTGAACGCTGACCTTGTATCCGTTGATACAGCGGTCGGAAATGTTGACCCCGTTTCCAAGCATATACAGGCTCTGTCTGCAATACCCGGTCACAAGGTTCTGACCAAGCGGCACTGCTCCGTCCGCGAGAACGGAAACAGTTCCGGTCACGGTCTTAATATACGGTCTTGCCATCTCAGCTTCCTCCTTTCAGCTGTCAGTAGTTCGCATTCCCTCCGCAGGGCGTGTAGCCACCGCAGAACGGGGAAACACCGGCATTGTACGCCATCATAGTGGGATAGCGGACAACATTGCCGAGCGCATTCTGCATTTCAAGCTGATTGATTCTGCCCTGAAGCGACTCGATCTTGTTTTGCGCAAGCGCATCGAGAATTTTCTGGGTCTGCGCGGTGGTATTTGCATTGACAGATGCGGTGTTGATTGCACCGTTGTAGTTCACGCTGTCGATGGCACGCAGGGTTTCGCAGCAGCATTTCTGCTGTGCGGCAAAGCCTGCGTTCACGGTCGCGCCGATGTCTCGAATCTCCGAAAGGTTGTTGTATGCCGCGTCTTTGATCGCGGAAACGCTCTCCGCTCCGACTTCCTGCACGCGGGCTTCAATATCCCGCTGTCCTTCCTGAACGCTGTTCAGGTCGATCGCGCGTTGGAGATCACCCTGCGTCAGTGCAGCCGCACCGTTGCCCCAACCGCCGAAGCCGCCGTTGCCGAAGATCATTGCGAAGAGGATGATCAGCACCCATGCTCCGCCGCCACCTGCTCCGAGACCGCCCATGCCGCCCGATACGGCGGCAATGTCCGAAAGGTTATACCCGTTTTCCATTGTTTCTTCCTCCTGTTTTATTTTTTATATCAATCAAGGTGCGCACCTTTGATTTTCATTGCATCGCCGCAGATGGCTCAAAAACGCTCTCTGCGGCGTTTTGTTGCTTGGGGGTTCACTTGTCCATCTGAAGTCATTTCAGCGCGTCCCGGAGGACAGCCCGGTCGATTCCGTAGGCATCCGCAATCTGCTCTGGGGTCTTTCCCTGATTTTCCCGCATGAACTGTGCAAACTGCGGGTTTCTCTGCGCCAACATCCGGGCGAATGCTTCCGGATTCCCGCGCGCCATGCTCTTCAGCTGCGCCAGACCGGACAGGATCGGATTGACCGTCCGTGTCCCAATTCCGTGATTCATCTGCTTAAGAATCGGATTCTGCATGGTTTCCTCCTTCCAACTTCTTCAGGCGCTCGTTGATGTCTCCGAGTACCTTTGTGATGTAGTTCATATCCACAGGCGGCTCTTTGACATATTCCGTGATGGTGTAGGGCGTTGCGGTTCTGTAGCCGTTTCCGTCCGTCTGTACATACCAAACAAGCGGCGCTGTGGTATCCAACAGAAGCACCTCGCTGTTCGGCAGCATCTGAAAGGCGTTCACCCCGCTCTCCCCGTTGACCTTGATAATTTCGTGCCTTTGAGGCATCTGCGGCATTTGATATCCCGGATAAGTTCCGTACATTTTCCATCACTCCTTTCTGCTATCATCATAACAGAAAAGAGGGTGAAAAAATCACCCTCTTTTTGCTTGGTATATATTGTATTTTTACGCGTTTTGTGTTTCTTTTTGGGCAAGGTAACGGTCTATGGAGTCCCAAAGACTCCGATTCTCCTTGCTGTACTTGGTAACGCTGATGTTCAGTTCATCACAGATAGATACAACCGACCGCTCCGCACTGTCAAAGTACTTCATTCGCAGGATTTGGATTTGTGTCTCCGTCAGCCCCGCGTTCTCCGTAAAGTCCTCCAGTTCGATCCGATTGATCCTGTGTCCGATCATGATGTTCCTCCTTTTTATGCCGGATGAACATCCGCAGAATCTCTGTCTGATTCTGTTTGTAGCAAGTCTCTGTTACCGTGATATTGGCGTACCCCTGACGGTATCCGTCCAAAAATGCTTTCAGGACTGGAACCATCTGGACAGTCCATTGCAGAAGCAACAACACGGAAAATCCGTCAACGAGCCGAAATCCGAAATAACCGGTAAACAAAGTCAGAAGCAACGCTTTTGCCGAACGCATGGCTGCGTCGCGCTTTTCCTTTTTCGCGCCGCTGATTCCCAGTAACCGCATATGGGCGGATTGTAAAGCGCCGTGGCTTGAAAGGACATCAACCGCGCTGATTTGCTCCACCCGTACATGCGCGCAACGAATCAGCATGATACGCGTTCGCAAGGAGATCTTCAGCTTCATAATATCCGATGTTTTCATGTTCATGTAGTTTTCCATAAACACCGAAAGCGGGATGTTGCTTGGCAATAGCATTTCTCTGCGACAAACATCAAGCGATTCCTTTTGAAGCTGAATGCAGAATTCCTGCAACGCCTCCATGTTGCTGATTTCCTGCGCTTCTTCCCGAATCTTTTCAAATGCCGCAACGGATTTGATGTATTCCTCGTCCCGTTTGCCACGATCAATTCCAACCTGATACCGGATCGTATAGGTCAATGTGCTGGTCAGATATACGAATACGGAAGCCAGCACGAATTCCTTCAGATGCGGCGTTTCCTCTGTCGGGACTAAGAACTGCACGGCGGCAGTAATCAGAACCATTAGAAGAATACTGAAATTTGCCCACAGCGTTTTATTGCTTTTTGCCTGCAACAGCTTTGCGCCGACCTTTTTACGGTTTTCTTCTGCCGCGTCCGGAAACTTCATTTCCATCACTTCTGCTCCTTCTCCTCTGCCTCTCCGCGCTTCTTAAAAACAAACGATGCTATATCAAATCCAACAGCCACCGCCGAACTGATACACCCGATTTTCATTGCCTGTGCAAACTGTGCGATGACGCCGGACAGCGCACCGCACAGAATCCACAGGACTAAAAACACCATCACGGGGGCGGTAACAATCGGCTTGATAAATTCCCGCAGATATCGGCTTCCGCTTATGGTCACAACGATCGCAAGCGCCACGCCGATGATGCCGAGCCTCTGAAAAGCATTTGCGTTTTTTGGCTCGAAACATCCGTTTTGTATCATCACGATCACAGGGGGGACAACGCAACAGGCAAAGGAAAGCAGTTTGAAAAACACCGACTTTGCCTTGTTACTCATGCTCCGCATCCTCGCTTTCACTTTCCAGTGTTGCCAGAAGTGCGTCGTACTTTGTGCGGATCTGTTCTGCGGTTTCGTTGTTCAATCCGGTGGACTGCGAGAGATACGCCATCTGACTTGCTACAACCGACAGAATCCTCCGGAGTGCCTGCGTCTGCTTCAACATCCGATTTCTGTCAGTTTTTTGTGCCTCGTTCATCTCGACAATCGCCAACTGCGTCTCGGCTTTCAGCTTGTCCTGCCCCTCAACCATACTTTCCAACGCTTTATACTTTTCCAGTATCTCGGTGTACTGCTTGTCGGCGTTTTCGGCGTATTGCTTGGAACTCTCCAACGCATCCGACATCCACGGAATGAAGGAATCCTTGCACCATGCATAGTATTTATAAATATTCTTCTTCCTGTACTTCATACCGAACAGAACAGCGCCAATATTAACCAACAGGACGATTCCGGAAACGAGGTATCCGATGTATTGATCCCAAAAGCTGCTTGCCCGCTCATACCAAGGCTTGTCGGAGTATTTTTCGTCCATTTCAGCCTTGAACTGATCGAGCATTCCCTGAATCTCGTTTTTCAAATCTCCCTGCATACCATCCGTATCGGACGGGACATTCGACTCCGGTTCACCTCCTGTATCCGTTTCGGAAGGATTTTTTTCTTCCGGTTCGTTTTCCTCCAGGGAGGATTCTTCGGAAGTATTCGGTGTCGATTCTTCGGCATATGCGGGAGTGAAAATGCCAAAGGCAAATACCATAAACATGATAAACAAAACAATTGCTCTTTTCATTGCTTTTCTCCTTTTTGAATTCCTGTGACTCGTAAAGTTGTAATGTCGCTTGCAAAGAATTAAAAATCGCTCCTTCTCGGTGTAAGGTTCGGTTAGCCTATACACCGAAAGGTTTTATGAAATTACTCGGTAATTACGATATCGTCTTCCCAATCCCAGAAAGGCATCTTGTATTCAATCTCGCGCCCGAACTGTTCGCCCTTTCTTGTTTCTTTTGCCGCAAGATACGCGGCTTCGAACGGATTTTTCGTTCTGTCTGTGAATTTGAAATTGACGAAATGTCTTTCGTAAGACTGCAAATTGAAACAGTTCGCTCTCGGAGAAGCCTGAACCGAAAATTCAGCACGACCGTTATCACCCTCGATTTCGAGCTTGGTGATAACAGCATACGCTTCAGGGAGCGTTACTCCGTAGTCTTTCACTTCGTAATTCTTTTTCTTAAGTCCCATGATAAATTCCTCCATAAATTTTATTTTTAACTCTTGCGAGTTAGATTACTTGAATCAAAACAATTGTCGGTGCATCTACAATTGTTACTTGTTCTGATATATACTGTTTGCTTAATCCAGAGGGGACTTATCACCCCCTCTCTTTTTATTAGCTTACAGTATCCTGTACTGTGACTTGATTGAAAGTATAATTATATTCAGCATCAGTCTTTACTGTGAACTTGGTATTGTCTGCTGTTATATAACCTGCTTTGACAGCTCCTGTACCAGGTTCAACCACACACGGTATGAATCCTATCCTTTCGACGACTGCCGCAAGCTCACTAATAGTGTTTGGGCTATAATTGGTTGACTTATTGGACTGAACGGTGAACATTATAGTAGCATTCGAAGCTGGGTCGTCCATATAGATATTGTGCGTTGTCTGCCCGCCGAAGTTGATGTCGACGACTTGCCATGCTCTTGTGGATACTGTAATACTGAAACACTTGCCGCTTGCTTTGTAGCCGCTGTTGCCATCTTGGATGGAATCAATGTGAATGTAGTTCAATGTGCCATCAGGAGCGCCTTGCGGGTCCATTCGGTAATAAATCTGATTGTCATACACAATGCGCAGATTCTTTGATTGGTTTGTGTGCTGTAATACGACTAATTGTGTATTTGTGAGTGTTCCAGTATTTGTTGGAGTTTTATCAATAAAGTAATCACTGCCAATTGTGTTCGAATATATTGAGAAATAGTCAATCTCGCTGCCGCCATCTTTGAAGCCAATGTATTCGAAATTTAATTTATGGAAAGCGATGTCTCCTTTACTATCACGTGAAGCAATACTATTTGGAATTACTCCAAAAGTTACATACACAGGAGTTGTTGTTCCTGAACCCGGAATATACACTGAAGTAGAATTAGCTGCTTGTGCTGATTTATCGATTTTGAAATAGTCCAGTGCCAGTGCAGTATCATCGACTTTTACTGTGAGAGCATCATTGTCAGCATTGGCATCCACGTTGATATATTTACCTGGCAGGATTGGCAAACTCAATTGGGAAGGAAAAACTTTTGATTTAGTCTCTCCTGTGGTGCTGTCTTTGTAAAGAACAGTTTTGTCTGTGTATTCAATTGTCGCTCCTGTTGTAGAATCATAACTGACAGATTGCGCGGTGTTGCTGGCTTCACGAGTGATTTGCTCAATGCTTTCGCCTTTATCACCCTTGTCTCCTTTTTCGCCTTTAATCCCTTGCGCACCGGAAAGATCGGTAATAAAGGAAAATCCATCATTGCTTTTCACATAAAGCTTTGCATTATCCTCATCACTGACATCAGATGATATGAGAACCATTTTGCCATCCGGAACATTGGTTGCATCTGCATTCATCAAATCGACGGAATTGTATGTCTTGTGGATTTTAAATGGGTCTCCTTTATCTCCTTTATCGCCCTTATCCCCTTTATCGCCCTTTTTGCCGTTTTTGATTTTGAAATCGAAAATCTCTCCGTTGGTAAGCGTGATCCTGTAGTGATCTGCATCGATTCCGTTCATAATGTCATCAAAGTCGACAACTCCGGTTATTTTTTCTATGGACTGAATTCCAACGCCGGTATCACCCTTATCTCCTTTCAGATAAATTTTTGCATACGCAAACCAATCATACAGAGAGAATTCATTTCCCGTTTCGGGATCGATAACCGGCGTTTTGATTGCTTTTGCAATTCCGTCCTTGGAATCTGCATTGCACATGTCGATCAATTCATTCAGACGTTCCTTGACCAACTCGGGGTATTTATCCATGAAGCCTTTCAGTTCCGCCGAGGACATTCCTCCGCGACCTTGCGCGGAGGAGCTGTTCGGACGATCCCCGAGCCGTCTCATGGACACGGGATAGACCTCATCTGCCGTGATTTTTTTGATTTCCTTGCTCACTTGATGTTTCCTCCGTTTTCGTATCTGTAAAACAGATCGAGCAGTCCGAACGGCTTACAATAGCCGCTACTCTCGAATCGGAATTGTTGCCACTGCCACCGTTTCAGCCGATCCGGAACAACACTTATCACAATATCATTGGTCAGATAGGACAAGTTCCCGAATTCCAGATCAACCATGTTCCCGGTGCGGGAAGTCCTGCGGCACTCACGCCATTCCTGCTCGCGGTTGGAGCGAATGAACACGCGGTATTCGGATATTCCCATAGACTTCGATCTGACCACAATGCTCTTGCGCACGGTGTTTTTGGCAATCTGCGGGTATGCCGACGGGTCGCAAAGTGTCTCGCATACCGATGATATTTCCCGACCGTTACGGCTGTAGAAGCCCTGCCATATCTCGTCCGGCTCGACCTCGATTTCCTCTGCCAGATAGGAGACGCTTCCCGTTGTGATAACCGCATATGTGCCAAAGTCGGTTTCTACTGTAGGTGCGCTTTCCTTGTCCGTCCATATCATATCCTCCGTCGGGTCTGCATAGACCCTTGTGTCTCCGTCCGGAGCGGTGAATCCTTCGGGGCGGCGAATGGCTCTCCAAACGGTTTTCCCCCGGAGGTCTGTATTCATGCAAAGAATCTCCCCGTGTTCTGTTCCGAGCAGCAGACGGTCTCCGAGTACGCACAGGCTGATAGCAGGGGAGAACGAACCGCCGCTATATTGATCCACATATGTCGCAAGATATGCGCCGTCATCAGTCGATACGATCGGAAATTTCAATCCGGTATCAGTACCATCCAAAAGGATTGCCGCGTTGGATGCCAACAGCTGCGTGCTATCATACCGAACGCTTTCACGGTCGCGGTTGATGCGAACCGTGCCTGTACCGCCACCGTTCTGACTCCATGTCAGTCTGTCTGCGTATTCCGGGGCGGATAGGTCTACGGATTCTCCATTCACAGTTGCCAGAATGCTCCCCGTGGTGGTAGACACCATCTGCGTCTGTCCAACATAAATACCGATATCGTCCGCATAGTACCATTCGTATTGCGTTACACCCGTATCATGCTGAAACAGCTGACGGCTGTCTGCAAGGAATATCTGACCGTCCACAAGGAGTACGAGATATCCTTTCCATTCTGCCATCCGTGCCGCAGAAAGATCGCAGCGCTTCAGATTCAGATCAACATTGCTACTCCGATGCTCGACCGTGCGCTCCAGATTTACGGTCTGCTTTCCGATTGCCATCAAGCCTTCTGTCGAGAGGAAAACCGGATCGTCCGAAAAGTTGGTTGCAGCGCCGACACAGCCGATTCCGGCAACTCCCTGCGTAGAGGGGTAAACGCGCGGGATGAGGTCATATCCGGTATCCTGCCCGACGTGATACCAACAAGAGCCGTCCTGCTTGGTGTTCTCCTTGCAGATGATCAGCATGGAGGGCGTGGAGATCATCGCCGTATTGTGCTTGTCCCCGACACCGTCATTGAAGTAGTTGTACACCCCAATGTATGCCGGATTGTTTGCGGATGTCAGATCACGCGCGGAATACAGAACCGTGTTCGGCAAATCGGGATTCCCGGTGAAAAAAATTCTTCCGTCAAAGATCGCAGTGACTGTACATTTTAGCAAAATGTCTAATGCCTTACTCCCATTGGAAGCATCATAACTTGCATTTGCATCAAAGATAGAGACGTCCTTTCGCTTCGAGGTCGATAGTTTAGAGAATTCTCCTCTACCCATGATCTCGATCTCGTCCCCGGCTTCGATCGGTTGTTGTGTGAACACCCTAACTGTTTGAATGTATCCATCCTCTTTTATCGTCTCATAAGTCCATCCAATAGATGCTATATATTGACCATTATAGCGAATGAATGTATTATGGGTATTGGTAGCGGAATCGTATTGAGTTTCTATGGTTTTGCACGGTTCAAAAAGTGTTACATCAAAATAAGAACCGGCTAAACCACTATAAACCGTATTATCAGTGAAGTTCGTAAAGTAGTCCGCTTCTTCAGCAGTTTTGAGTGGCAAACTTGACCATTCAGGAATTTTTACCAACTCACCCAAACTCTGATTGAAATAAATTTGGATATCTGATGTATAGTCGGCAACAGGTGGGAAACAGTCGCTGTTAAACGACATACTCCAATATTCCGATCCACTTTCTGGCGTTATTTTTGTGCTGTAAAAGTATATATTTTGTAGCTTTGTGCAATTTCGAAATGCTTTTGTAGCAAAAAAACCGCGTCCGGGCGTTTTCAAAGAAGATTTGCGGACAACAATTGTATCCAGATTATAGCAATCCGAAAACGCACCATTCCCTACGGTAATTCCTTCCGGCAAAGACAAAATCCTGCAAGGGTATCCGACAAAAGACCCCTCATAAACATTGTTTTGCGCTCCGTATGCCGATTGAATTGCATCTACTGGATATTCTTTCCCATCAACTGTAATCTGATCTGGAATGATAAGCGTATCGTGTTTTTGTGTGCATCCTGTAATCATAACGACCTGACGCTCATCAAAAATTGTGTAGGTAAGTCCTTCAGAGCCGGTGCTTGCTTTCGTCTCCTTGATTGCTTTCCCGCCAACGAACGCTTTTTCTTTAAATCGATTGGTCAAAATATTGCGCTGTTCATATTCCTCTCCATCGATGTAAGTTGTTGGCACATAAGCAATTCCGGTTGCGTATTCCAAAGATGTTTTTCCATATGTGTAGTGGCAGTAATCTTTTCCATCCAGAAACCAGAAATCATTGTTGAAAACGAAGCCTGTTATAGGACCGTCATTCAGATCCCGCGCAACAGGCGATCCGCTCGGCTCGATCGTCATTCCGTTTGTTCCGAACTTGCAACAGTAAAGCGCTTTTCCGCATTTCACCATTACACAGTCCCGATACTCATGCATACTGTAAATTTTCCCTTTGCCCGCCAAAGCGGACAAAACGATCCGATACCCCGGCATGGTTTCAATCGCCTGTCCCTGCTTGGATTCATAGTCCTTCCACATATTTTTCAGGTAGGAGAACCGATTCTGCGCAACCATCGCGGGAGAGGACGAGAAGTCCACCCCGCGAAAGTCTCCGAGATAGCGGCTGTATTGCGTCCGCGAGGACATTTTCACCTGTGCGTTCGCACCCATTGCTTACCACCCCTTATAGGTATTTCTTCTGAAAAGCGTTCTGCGGTTCGACCGCTCGGTGATATACCGCGCGCGCTCGACTTCCCACAAATTATAGGAGCGAAGCGCAACATCCGGATTGTCATCAAGAAACAGATCGTGCGTGACCAGATACGGAAGAAGCATGACAACATCCTCTGCGACATCCAATTCTACCGTGTCGGCTTGATCCTCGTAGTTCTCGATGGTAATCTCGCGCGGCGTTTTGCGGTATTCCACGACAATATCCGCGTTTTGCGTTTCTGGAATTGTCAGATCGCTTCCCTCGAATATATATCCGCGGACATCGCAACCGTATGCCGTGACCGGAGGCGCATTCACAAAGGAAAGGAAGTCCGATGCATACGCCTTGATGCTGTAGACCAAACGGTTCGGGACAATCCGAGGGATCATATCTGCGCTTGTGTAGGCGTGGCAGGAGAGGGCGAGCAGCTGCCAAACAATCCCGCCCTCTACCGTGATGTGCATAGAATCGGGAACAGTGCCGAGCAGGTCTTGCAGAAGAACGGTATCTCCGTCCAACCTCCGAACCACTTGCTTTTCTTCGCCGTCCGCACTCCAACGGAATCCGAGAACCGCATTGTCGTGCGAAAGCGTCAGTGCAGTTGCACCGAACACTTCCAGATCAAGCGCCCCAGCGCTGACGGGCTGTCGGACTTCCGCCGCAACCGTAAACCGGCGCAGCATGACAGTTCCCGTGCGGCTGTGGAGATCATCAAGCATCCGGATTCCGCGATTGATCGATGCAACCACAGCCGCCGAATCGAGGTCTTGATCGATTTCCTCATGTGCGAGGCTTTTAACGGAACGAATAAGACCTTCGATTGTCATAGTTTCCTCCGTCAGGTGAGTTCTTCGCAGTTGTCGGTATCTGCGGCATCGTTCGAGCCGTAGATGGTCAGCGCAACCGCGTGCTTGTAGGTGTTGAAACCGATACCCCACCGTGCGTAGCCGTTCATGATGAGGTTTCGGGTGTGACCGTCCTCCCACGACTTGATATCCAGCTTCTTGCGGTCAAGGAACATGTTGCCGCCGAGCAGACGGTTTGCATCGTCGGAGATCATGATGATCTCATCCTTGTCGGACATCCACTTCTCGGTCGCAACAATCGTGTAGTGACCGAAAACGAGGTTGATGTCGTTGTTGTTGCTCCCCGCCGCTCTTTCCGTTCCGACTGCGGTCTTCAGTGCGGACACCAGCTTGATGCGGTTCATCGGGACAAGCAGAATGTCACCGACATAACCCATCGGAAGCCCGCTTTCGTCTCTCATCAGCGACAGCTTTGTTGCCATCGCGTTCAGGTACTCCTGAATGTTTCCTGCCGTCACGAGAGAGCCGGAGGACGATGTAGCCTTCACATAGAAGGCATTGGACTGCGTGTCACCCTTGCCGTTTTTCACACGGTCAGAGCCGACACCGTAGGTGTGGGACTTGGAGAACAGCGGCTTGCCGTCGTAGGTCGTGGTATCGATTTCGTGGCTCAGGTTTCCGGTGACATATTTGAAGCTCTTGTTGCCGTGGGATGCATTCACCAGTGCATTGATACCGAGGTACGAACGGGTTTTGTAGTAGGAAGACGGGATGCTTCTGCCGATGTTCTGAATGTTCGCAGTCAGCCTGCCGCGGGAGTCATCGATCAGCTGACGGGAAACAGAGGTTTCGATCATGAACGGGGCATTGTAGATCGTCTTCTGCCCGGTTTCGTTCGTTCTCTGGTTACCCGGACCGTTGCCCGCAGCAACATTCTCCATCATGCCGAGCGTGTCTGCGACGGTGAAGGAATCCGCAAAGCCATCGCTCGTTGTCATATGGAATACGGTTTCAAGGTCTTTCTGCGCCTTGCTCGTTGCAAGCGCGTCGCTCTCGCCCTGAATGTACATTTTCAGCGGGGTCATGAGTTTACCGATTTTTGCGTCATGAATACCGGTAATGCCCTGACCGTAGTTTTCGGAAAAATTGATGTCAAGTGCCATTTTCTTGATCCTCCTTTGAATTGGTTACGAGCCTGCAACCGCAGAAGCCTTGCAGAGGATTTCCCCTCCGGCTTTCTTGCTGATGACTTCGACGATTTCCACTCCGTACTTCCCAGTTACCGGAGCAGCGCCGGTCGCTTCGTCTGCGGTTGCGTTGATTGCAGATACAGCTCCCTTTACAAGGGCGGTCTCTGCCGTCAGCGTGGTGCGAAGAATGACATCCTCCGACAGGATGAAGCACGGGATGTGGTGGGTGTCGGATGCCCCTGCGGTGTAATCCTCCGTGCAGAGATGGGTTGCTTTCTTTGAACCGGCAAGCACCGCCTTGCCGGAGGTAATCGCAATCAGCGCGCCTTTTTTGTAGGTCGTGGATGCGGTCACGGGAATGAATTCGGTCTCGGGGTAGTTGATTCTACCGTTCAGGACTTTTTCAATAGTGAACATGGTTCGGTCTCCTTTCGTTATCTTGTGTTTTTTTGCACCTTTCGGTACAGTTCGCGGATTCGTTCCTCGGTGTAATCGGGTAAACTCCTGCGCAACTCGCGCAGTTCCGATGTGTCCGGATCAAAGCGGCTCGACCGAACAGCGGTCGATGTCCCGACAAGGTGGCTCTTGCTCTGTGCCTGCGCCTTCTGCTTTTCCGATTTGGCACTCGGCACTTTGCCGATGACAACCTCGTTGTACGCCTCCAACATCGAACATCCCGAGGACACGATCTTTCTGACAACCGCATCAAATTCGGGAATATCCTTAAGCGCCTTGATTCCTTTCATGCGCTCCGGATAGGCTTTGGCAAGTGTCTCCAAATCCCGCTTGGCGCGTGTGTCGAGGTCGGTTTCCGCCTGTACAGGCTCGTCCGGCTTCGGGTCGGAAATTCCGTTGTCCGATTTGTACTTTGCGACCTTTTCCTCTGCAGTCCCCTCATAGCCGAGGTCGGTCAGCAGACGGTCAATCAGTTCGGCGTTGGCATCCGGCTCTGCAGGGTCTTCCTGCTCATCAGCAGGGGAAGGATCGGTTTCCGGAGCATCCGTAGCGGCATCCGTGTCAGGTTCGGATTCCGGATCGTCGGACGCATTGTCCGCATCAGCTCCGTCATCATCGTCCCAGTCATCCCACAGATCGCCGTCTTCATCGTCATCTACGCCCCCATCCGCTTCCTGCGCGCTCGCAGCGGTATCCTCCTGCCCGTTTTCGTCCTCCGGCTCTTCCTCCGGATCATTGACGAGGTCTTCCTCCACCTCGTCCTCTACAGGGGCTGCGGGTACTTCCTCCTGCAAAGGGGCTTTGACTTCATCAGTCTGGTTTGGCATTCTGCTGTCCTCCTTTCCTTGGATCGAGTGCCTTACTTACCGGATCGCAGATCACCGCCGGTTTCGCGCGAGATGGGCTTCGGATCGCCGCCGTTCTGCGGATGCGGGGCTTTGATAATCCCGCCGTTCGTGGTCTGATAAGGGTTCTTACTCATGTCGGTTTCCTCCTTTCCTCTTGGTCGTTGAAAAAATTATATCGCATAAAAAACCTGCAAAAAAGCCCGTTTTGGTTCAATTTTGGGGGTATTTGGTTCAACTTTTTCGCTTTCTTGCCTTTTTTACGGGAATACATTGACAAAATAATTCCTGTATGCTATAATGGGGGAGTAATAAATTCTGTACTTTGGAGAGGAAAAAAGCAATGAACAATTACCCCGATCATCAGCAAGCCCCTGTTGTGGAAAGCCCCGCTACCGTCAATCTGGATCATATCAATCAGCTCTTTCGCTTTTGTAAGGTGTTTGCGATAACAATCGGCTCAATCCTGTGTATTGCCGGATTTTTGATCTTGCTCGGCGCTAACGGAAGCTCATATGCATACATGGTCGGTCAGGGGATCGGATATATGGTAGGTGGACCGATCTTTGCGTTCTTTTTCTGGATGCTGATGAAATGCGTCTGCGGATTGTTTTATGACATAAAAGTTTCCCGGTACATTGCAGAGAGCAGAGAGAAGCAGGAAAAGGGTAACGATCAAGAAAAATAAAAATCGGCACACGAGGAAATTCCCCGTGTGCCTTTTCTCATGCCGTCTTTTTTGTTGTCTTTCTCTCTACCAGTTTTCCGTTTTTCACATCCAGTTTGAAGATCTCCGCGAGCAATGCCAACCGTTCTCTTGTCAGATTCTTTGCATTGAGAACCCGCAGGAACGCAGAGAGATCGGAGGCGGAGTGATATCCTGCGGCGTAGAGTATCAGCGCCTGTTCATCGGATGTCAGCCCCATGCCCTTCAAGCCCTTCTGAATGGTTGAACGCCAACCGTCCTTCGGAGTTTCCGCATCCTCCTTTGCTTTCAGCCCGGAGAGGTATGCGCGGGCTTTCCCAAATTTGTCCGCCCCCATGATCTCCGACAGGAGTGCCGATTTGTCATCTGTTTCGCCAGTCGCTTGATACTCTGCGTAGGCTCTCCAAGACCGATACAGGCTGCTGATTGCGGAGGCTTTCTGCTCGTCATCAAACGCCTTGTAAGCATCGGATTCTATCAGCTTCTGCACATCCGCATCGGATTTCCCATAGACATTCAGGAAGGTCTTTCGCTGCGCGCGAGTCAAATCGTCCGGAATTCCGCCCGGCATGACCTTCTTGTCATATCCCGCTTTGTACAGCCGCAGGACTTCATCCAATGTCTCCCGATTGTATGCTCCGGTTTTCTTGCGCCGGAACATGACCTTCGTAATGGCTTCCGCCATCTTATCGTCCCCGCGCTTGACCGCGCGTCGGAGGTCTTCCGAATACTTCTCGCCGGAGAAAATGCTGTCATACCCGTACATTGCCGGTTTGCTGAACCGCCGGATCACACCGGTTGTCAGGTTGGTCAGATTTCGAACCGGAACACCCGCCATGTGACCGACACCGTACAGCGCCTTGCGGGTTGCCCGCGCGACATCCGCTTGCGTTGCGTTATCATTCCCAATCAAAGATGTCATAGCCTTTATACCGTTAACTCCATCGTTGAGCGCATCCAATGTCATATTGGAAATGTCGTAACCTTCTGCGAATACGCTGTAGACATCACCGACCAGTGGAAACATACCCATCACAGAGTTCAGCGTATTCATGGTGATATTCTTTACCGGCGTTTCATCATCCTCGTCATCATTGTTGAACAAATATCGCATCCCTTGCGTGATGATAGCCACACCGACACAAACCGCCGCAATGCTTGGGATCGACCTTGCCGCCCGTTTCTTAGCCGCTTTCAGTTCTGCATCTACATTCTGACCGGCTTTTTTTCGCTCTTTTAGGTCAAAATATCCGCGAACATTATCGTACAACGATCCAAGCATGGCTTGACCATCTGACTTAAACTGTGTGAAACCGCGCACAATTACATTATTATGCCTTGCCAAACTGCTTTTCATGGATGGGACATACTGCGATTGCGTTTCTGTTACAACCTTGTCAAACAGCTTTGCGGCGGCACGGCAGTTTTCATCGGAATCAAAGGCAAGCCCCAACTGTTCCGAGGTTTGCAGTTTACAAGCGCTCCAAAGCTTATTGATCATAAACTTTTCGGTTATTTCGATTCCTTTTCCGGTGACGGAAATTAACCCACGCACAGAATCTTGCACAGTTCGTGCTTTAATAGCACCACGGTCATAATATCTGCCCTTAATGACGGATGAGTATTTTTCCATTTCCTCATAGCTGGCTTTTCGCGTTTCTTTCGTATTGTTCATGGTTAAACTGCGGGAAAGATACTTCATGTCAATTAGCGATCCAGCTGCAAACATAGACATCGGCGGTAGCATTGCAGTTTTGATGTTTCCGGACACAACAGCAGAGGCGTAAAGTCCCTGCGCCTTTTCAATGCCCTTCCCAACAGTGTCCCATACACCTTCTCTGCTCGCCTTCACTCCCTGAATATCACCGAATAGTTTAGTGAAACTATCGCGAAATCCGGGATAAAGTTTCTCCATCAACTCACCAATAGTGGTTTCCGTTCGGCGAATCAGTTTTCCATTTGCATCTCTCTGACCCACTCTTGCATTCAAGACACGCTCGAACGATTGTATTGGCTCATACAGATTTGCGTAGGTTGCCATTGCGACTGCGTGTCTTTCAATAATAGCAGTTACATCATAAATGTCAAGCCGCCCATCTGCGTGTTCAATACGATTTTGGTTGGCAGAGATGTTGTTAACAGTCTCCAGTGTATTCATCATTGCTTTCCGCATATCTCCTACATTCGAGCCGCGTTGTTTCCGGTCACGCAGAATCGGGAAATAATAATCTTCCAAAACATTGGTCGAGCCGATAACGCGCATATCGGTTTCTGTTTTGATTTTGCGTGATGTTTCGTTGAAGAACTGTTCCACGATGGATATAAACCGTTTGTCTGTCTCGTTGAAAGCGTTGTATAGAATTTTGATGTCGTAGTTTTTGATTGCACCCGTCTCGACCAAATTGCCGTTCTTGTCCTCGTAGGTAAACCCGAATGTCTCAAAACCAAGCCGCGCGTGTTCACTTTTCATCGTACAGTACAGGGTGATTGCCTGTGCCTTCGACATCTCAAAGCCCATAAACTTCACAGTATCGCGGGCGAGGGCTTTCTGATACCCCTTGTTCTCCTTGTAGAATTTCTCAAAAGTATCCATAAGGTTCGCCGTCATCGTTCGCGTGTTAAGGTCACCGCGCACAACTTCTTCGTAATACTTGGAAAGAACGCCGTTCGGATCGTGCATCTCCAAATTACGAACAACAACCAACGGAGAAACGGTTTCGCGAAGATACCCGCCGATGAAATTCTTAAGAGGAGCATACCATTTCTTGCCCTTCTTATTCCTGTTTTCCTCAATCCACAACAGATTGTCAACGCCTTGCTGTGCCGTCTCCGTAAGACCAACGCGTTTGCCTTGATAGTACACGGTGTCGTATTCACGGTAAAGGCGGTCTATACCGGACACTACAGTTTGAAGATCAATCACCTGCGCATCTGTGAGGTACTTGTTTTTGACCTTCTTTCCCCTCCGGTAAACTTCCGTATCAATCTGTGTAAGCCGATTCAAAGCATCTCCTACTTCCGGATTGTAATATGTATTTTCGTATTCACCGGTCTTTTTATCAGCTTCACCGTAGATTGCAAGCAGTGGGTTCTTAGGGCTATAAATATCCTGCATCGCCTTTGCAAATGACAGCACAGCAACAGGATTTCGGACATTTCTCGGCTTTGCCAACTTCACAGCCGCGTTGGCAATTTCACGCACACCGGCATCCTGAAACAACTTGTTTGACCGCTTGTCGCGCTTCAAACGCTGTTCCAAGTCGATTCCTGCACGGTACAATTGATACTCGGAGCGGGAACGCTTACGCGATGCATCCAACTTTGCGCGGTTCTTTTCCAACATTTTTGAGATGGATTCCTGTCTGGCTTCCACCTCTTTGCGGTAGGCGGATTTTTCTCCGGTCGTTTCAAACGCTTTCAGGATTTCGTGCGCCATGTCGCTTTTCAGCTTCGTCAGCATCCGCTTGTCCCCGACAGTGTTCAGAAGAACCGATTCGTTCCACTGCTTGATTGCCTGTTTTGCGTTCTGATACTGCCCAAGCAAGTCCGCAAAAATGTCGGATTCCACATCGGACGCGGAATCGACCGTAACACCGCTGTCTTTCAATTCTGTGAGAATACGGGAAGGCATCATACCGTCCTCGCTCGACCATGCGCGGAGCAGGGAGGGATATCCCTTGTCAAACATATGCTTAAGATCGGCTTTTTCCGTATCGGTGAACTTGAACTTCCTGCGATAGGATTCAACGCCCGTAATAATATCCATCATGCGCGCGTATTCCTCACGCCCAACGCTGTCCAACTCCTCCTGCACCACCGCATGATTCAGAATGTAATCAGCGGCTTGCAGGGCGGTGTTCAGCCTGCCGTTGCCCTGTTCCTTGTTCATCTGCTCAAACAGGAAGTCCATCACCTCCGCGCGGGACTTGCCTCGGATTTTTGCGCGGAAGGATATGTTTTCATCGCTCAAAATACCGGATACCAAAGCTGTTACATTGTCGATAGCAATCGCCGCATCGGAGAGGGAGTAGACCTTTCCTTTCGTCCGGTTCGCTACGATCTTCGACATCTGCCCGCGGCTGTAGCCTGTGCCGGAATTGAGTTCAAAGCGGACATCATTCAACTTTTTAACCGCAGTTGCACGGTCTTCATCTGTTTTCCCGTATACCTCATACGGGATTTTACGCCGTTCAAGCTGTTTTTTCAGTGTATCGGAAGCGGATTCCGGCAATTCCACCATCTTGATCTCGGAGAAATTCACAACGCGTTGCGGTTTGGCTTCAAAATACCCAGTCGGCATAGCAGATACCGCGCGATAGACATCAAGAATCCGGTTTGCCATGTTTCGGTCAATGGTATAACCGCCATTTGCAAAATACTGGACAATTGAGTCAGCAGAGCGGAATCGACCACCTCCCACAATTAAAGAACCGATTGCGTCCGAAACAAAGAAATCGTTGCTTGTCTTGATTTTGTTTGCATTTTTTATATCTGTAATAATATCGACAATCTGATTTCCGATGTCATCTTTGATTTGTGTATATGCCTGATCGTCAATTATTTTCAGTCGAGCGGAATCCTTCTTCATGTCGGAAATGCTCTTGTATTCCGGGGTAGCGACCGCCGCAACCGACTCCGCGGTAGCGCCGAATGTGCCTTGCCCTCGCGCCTGCTGATTCTTCTTCATATCTCGCATGATGTTGTCGATCGTGAAATCGTCATGAAGCTGTTCAAACGATCGGCGATTCCCAGTAGGGGTGAATGTGTCCTTATTGTTTCGAATGCCTTTTTTACCGAGAATACCGTCTGCTTTTTCCGTCAACCACTTTCGGAAATCGTCAAAGTCAATCTTTTCTTCAATTGCTTGCGCAGTTGCAAGGCGATCCACCTCTTTGGTGTCACCACCGTATTGCCCATGCTCCAAATCATCGAGATATGCCCATGTTCCACCGACCAAATCATAAACCTGTGAAGCACCGTACCGGCTGACGATTGTTCTTTCCAACAAAGCACGCTTCTTCGGATCATCGTTGTACTTATCCAAAATCGCCTTCTTCACATTTTCAAGCTGACTTTCCCATGCACTGTTGTCTCCTTCCAAAATGTCAAGGCAAATCTGCTTTGCATCCGAGCCGAGGATGTCAATGAAGTTCTTTACAGCTTCAATTCCTCCGTACTTGGAATACTCTCTCTTGTAATATACAGGCTGAATAGCCTCTCCCTTGCTTTGCAGATATGCCGCTTGGAATCCGGTTCCGCGGGACATGCTGTCTATCAGAGCGGGAAGTGACTGGGAACTGGCATCTCCAAGGTTGTCAATGGCGTGTGATACATCGGATGCATATTCACCATCCGCAATCCCCCGCGCGAGGGCGGACAACTCGCGGGAAAACTGCTTTGCGGCATCCCGGTTCACCTTATATTCCACGGAAGAATCGGTCGGGGTGTAAGCGTCACTGCCGTACAGCTTATTTGTACGGTTCATCTTTGGGTCGATGGTATCTCTGCCGAAAATAACCGAAATATCGCCATAGTTGGAATGCCCCTGATCTGCCTTTACAACGGCGATTGACGGCATTGGGAATCCGCCGAGATCCAAAGTGTCAAGCAATTTTTGCTCCGACAGATTATGAATCGCAATCAGGTTCTTTGTTTCCTGCACCTTGACCGGAGTGGTTTGGCTACCGATTTTCAGTTCAAACCGGGTATTTTCACCAATTTTGCTTTTCCCCTTGACATTTTCGGATTTTTGGTGTATACTGTTATTAGAAACAGCATTCATACTCCCCACCGTTTTGGACGTTGGGTTCGGGGCTTGAACATCGGACGGGGGAGAAATGTGCTGTTTTTCTTTTTGCACAGTTATCCAAGCACTTTTCAGAGAAAGTGCTTTTTTCTTTTCCGAAACAACGGTAACCGCCGTAACATTTCCATTGATTTCCTTCTTGAACACAAGAGAAATCGCCCCGCTCTTATCAACTTCCGGTTTTACCGTATCCGGTTTCATAATCGTCCGCAACACGGAATCGAAATTATCTGCTGTAATTGCAATCTGACCGCGCTGTCCCTCCGAGAAAGCGCTCCCGTGACGGTCAAAGATATGTCTTATATCATCACTGGTTAATACGATGCTTTTCCCGTAGGTATAAACATCCGTTTGAGCCAAGATTTTTTTAGCAGTCTCCTTGTCAATTTTCCCCACGAAAAGGCGCTTTTGAATATTCTCGGAGGTCGAATCGGAAATGAACCGCTTTACATCATCGTAAGACTTTGCAATTTCATTTTTTGCATCCCGCTGAATGCTGGATGATTCCTCGGCGGTGTACTGTCCGAACTGGCTCAATTCAAACCTGGTATTGTTTCCAGTTTTGCTTTTATTGGTAGCACTCTCTTTTTTGGTGACAATAGCCGATGCCTTCCCGAATTTTGATGTACCTTGAACCTCGAAATCGTTTCCGAGTGCGTCTTTCAGGTATGCCACAAGTTCATTGCGCGTAAATCCCTTTTGATATGATCCTGTCGATGATACGAACCATTCCATGTCACCGATTTTGACATTGCTCGGGTTACTCGAAAGCGTGTTGACATCATCACCGCGGACATTTACAAACAGTTTTCCGCCATCTGCCAACAGTTTACCCATTTTCACAACAAGGGCATCCCGCTGATCCTGCGGCAATACATTGAGGACGGCGTTGCTGATGATTGCATCGTATTTTCCTTCCAATGCGGAATAATCGGTGTATTTCGGAGAATAACTGCGGTCGGGGTACGGCTCGATATCATCGACCTCAAAGCCGTACTCGTCAATACCGGCACGAGTACCGTAGCCAAGACCACTGGAAGCGTCAAGAATCTTTCCGCTGAAGCCTTCTGCTTTCAAAATGTCATAAATTTTTCTGTATGTAGATACGGTACTGCGTATCTGGGTAGGATTGCGCGTTTGAGATTCGTCTGCGGTGACATCCCAAAGGGAAGGGAAGCGCTTTTTGGCTTCCGCCGTGTCGATGGTGGTTTTCCACTCCCGGCTCGAGGGCTTCACAGGGGAAACAGCAGGGAGGGAATACAGTGTATCCGATCCTTCGGCGGCGCTTTTTGTTTCCGCATTTTGCGCGTCCAGCTTAGAGCCAAAGAGCAAACTTGCGATTTCGCTGTTTCCCTTGCTGTTCCGAACCGCATCCTCGATGGTGCGGAAATAGCCCTCGAGTGCCCGTGCTGTTTCCATGTCGCGCGAACGAACATCATTGATCCACCGACCGATTGCACGGAAGGCGCGCAGAACCAACTTTTGGTTGCTCCGTGCAACTCGTGTCAGAAATCCGCGCCGATACAGGAATTCCGCTCCGAAATTCGCGGTTGCTTCCTCGCGCATCATCAGGTCAAAGGCTTTCTCTGCATTTTCGCTCGCAAAGCTGCGGGTGACCGTTCCGTCCTCGTTCTTCGTCAGGATCAGCCCCTCGCGCCCGGCTTTCGCGCAGGCATCAAAATATTCATCCCGTCTTTCCTGGACATAATTGTCAAACGCGCCATCTTCCAACATTCCGGATGTCACATCCATAACGGCTTTCATGTTGGTGTATTGATCGTGCATCATATCGTGCATGAACTCATGCAAAAATGTCTGCTCCAACGGGGACTGAATATCCGGATTCAGCAGGATCAGTCGGCGTTTGCTTCCGTCCTTGAACACCGTCCATGTGCCGTTCTGCGAGATGGACTTCGTGAAACGAATATCCAAGCCGGAGCGCGCGGTCATGGCGATGGCAATCTTTTTGACCGTCTTTGCGTCCACGCCGTTTGCTTCCGCAGACTTCACCATGCGGGAGACCGCAACACGGTCGCGGTATGCCATCGTGTTGAAGCCTTTCACCATCTTGTTCAGTTTCTTTTCGGTAGCAGAATCGATCTCGGATTTCTGCCGAGGCTTTTCCTGTGCCTTTTTCTCCGCGCCTTCCCGCCCCTGTGCGGCGTTCTCTCCTTTGACGGTCGTTTTCCCGTCCGCGCCTGTCTGCGTCTCCTGATCGGTCTGCGCGGCTTTCTGCGCTTCGTATTGAACCGCTCCCTCTTTCGCCTGTTCAAAATACTGCCGCATTTCCTCCGCAGGAACATTGGTCTTGTCCCACACACCGCCGTTCGCGTCCTGCTTTGCGGACTTATCGTTGATGGCATAATTGTATGTGCCGTCCGAATTTTTCTTGATGGAAAGGTACATCCTGTCGATGATATGGACATTCTGAACGCTCTTTCCGCCATCAAACGATGTCTGCGTAATCTCCGTTGCCTGTGCCGTCTGTTGCGCTTCCTGTGCGGCGGTTGCGTTCCTGTAAAGCTGATTCTTCAGCTCCTGCTTTGCGGCATCTCCGGTCATGGAGAAACGGGTTTCTCCCGTGCTTTCGCTTGTATTGCCGCCCTCGGTTGTGCGGGTAAAATCCCGCACCTCTGCTTCGGCTACCAGATCGGAATCCACAGTCAGAACGCCGTTGACCCAGTCGCGGATTGCCATCTGCGTGGTGATATTGTCGCGGTTTGCAAGAAGATCCCGCGTTGTGACTTTCTCATTTGTGTAATACGATGCCAACTGCGCATACTTCTCCAATGTCTGCGCGTCCGCCTTCATAATGTTCGCATAGGCTTGCATGACCCCGATGTTCTTTTCGATATAGGCGGTAAACATCTGCATTTGCCCCAGAGCCACGCGGGATGCAAAATTGGTCTTGTCCTTCTGTGCGTTGTAGCTTTCAACGCTTTCTTTCAGCATATCCACAACTCCGGCGGGGTCTTGGAAATTCTCCGCTGTCTTTGCTTCCTCCAACACAACTTCCGCTGTCCTGACCATCTGCTGTGCGTTGCCGGACTCGTTGATGTGATATCCTCTGGATGCCGCCGCAGCGCGGTTGATGACCATAGAAGAACCCGACATCATTGCGCCGGATGCAAAGCCGACCATACCGGAATAAATCGCCTGACCGAGCGTTGTGGACGCTTCTGGGTCAACTCCAGTCAAGCGGCTGATGCCGACATCCCAGAAGTCTCCGAGGAATTCCTCTACAAACTCACCGGAGGATTCTTTCAAAAGGTCTTTGAGAACCGCATTGGATGCAACCGCTTTGAGGAATCCTTTCTTTGCCGTCTGTGTTGCGGTGGTTTCCACGGCGTTTTTTGTCAGGTTTCCGGTGACACCTGCGCCGATACGCCCGACCGCCTTGAAGGTCGCGCCGCTGATGACCTCCATCAGCACTTCACCGCCCGCAGACAGCCCGCCGTAGGCGTATTCCTTGAATCCCAACTGCCCCGTCTTGTTGACGGCTTCTCCGACAGAGTTTCCGAAAATACCCGTGCCGAATACAACCGTCCCTGCACCTGGCGCAACGAGGTTGAGCAGGAATACGGAGGACTGCCCGACACCCGCTCCGGCATCCGCAAAGAACTGCGTTACTTTACCGGGGGAATACTTCTCCTCCATATCCGACTGCCATTCCCCGATGTAGGATTTTTTCGCGTAGTACCGCGCAAGGCGGTCATCTCCGGCGATCTTTGCCCCCGTGGAGGACACCAGTCTGCCGATGCCCTCGAATACGCCGCCGAACCCTGCGGCGGTGTTGCCGCCGATGTACGCCAAATTGCCGAGGAAGGATGAATCTTCTTTTTTGGAGGTGCTTTTTCCGAGCGCCCCGCCAAAATTGGTTTTATTGCCTGCAACATAGTCCTTTTTCAGATCTACAATAGCCATGTTAGCCCCTTTCTCACTTTCCGGAACGCACTTTTCTGGAACTCAAACCGCCATTTTGACGGTGAAGCAACCGTTGGTAGGTAATATCGTTCAACGCCTCTTCTTCCTCGTCACTGTATCCGAAACCGTTGATGCGAATCTTCGCAGCATACCATTTACCGTTTCCTGTGGACATATATAATTTTCCGTCATTTCCTGCTTTCAGCGTGCCGCTCGGTTCGTTCCCCAAATAACCGATCTCTTTCCCAATACCCATATTTCCGTCTCCTGTCACCCTCGTTCTTAGCTTCGTACCGTTGAAATTTCTCGGAATGCCATTTTCATCCACCGAAATGTAACCCATCATTTTGTAGGCAACTTTGTTATACACAGATTCCGGCATTCCAATTGATTTATAGCTTGCCAATTCGTTGAGAACATCCGATGCCTTTTCGTCTTTCATGATCTTTTGATATATTTTTTCGTAGAAGAAATCGGTTTTCTGTTCATTTGACAAATTCGAGGATGCGACATATTTGTCAATCGCAACCGCCTTGTCGTTATCGCTCATTTCATTGAATCCATCGATCATAGAGCCGATTTTTTCAAATGCGGAATCATCCGTCAACGCTTTCATAATCAGATCGTAGCTGTCCTTCTGACCGACTGTATAGGACTTATCCAACCGACCGAGAACATCATCCACGGTTGCTTCATCATAGCCGGAATTGAGAAGCTGTTGCCGCAGGGAGTTCTTCATTGCGGGGGCATATGCAAAGTTTTCGTTCGAGACGAGGGTGTTGTAGAGGTCGGTTGCCTTTGTAGCAGTCCCGCTTGTGGCTTCGGTGTACGCCGCCTGTGCCTTGCCGATGCTCTCGGCAACCGTGTCATCAAAGCCGACTGCCTTTGCATATGCCTTTGCCTGTTCCGCGGTCATACCCGCCTGTGTGGTATACTCCAGAACCGACATCATCTTGCTTTGCTGTTGTGCGTCATAGGTTTGGAGGTACTGCGCGTAGCCGAGGCGGTTGCTCTGATCGGTTGCCGCTTTGGTCGCGTCCGCTTGCAGAATCGCATTCTGCTTTGCCGCGTATGCTGCGTTGTTGGATGCATCACTGTATCCGGTGTTCGACAGCCCGGAGCGCGCCAGTTGTTCTCCCTTTTGCCCATAGTTTGCGAGCGATCGCTCATAAGCTGCGTTTGCCTGTGCCACGCTTGCATCGCGCACCTTTTTGGAATCCTGCGGGGTCTGACCGATGGAAGCGAGGTAATCCGCATACGACTTGTATCCGCTGAATCCGCCGTTCGTCAGATAGTTGCCGTATTTCAGATCCTGCGAGACCTTTCCATCCGTCAGATAATCCGCATAGGCGAGATCGGATTGTTCCTTTGCCGCCTGCTGACGGTAATAGTTGTTCAGTTGCTCCATTGCGGACTGATTGTCCGTTCCTTTTGCAACCGCCGCAACGCCGCCCTTCGGAGACGCGTCCACGGTGGCGTTACCGGACAGTGTATCCAATACCTTATTTGGGTCTTTTGTGACTGTACCCTTTACATAGTTAGCCATTTGCTCCTACCTCCTGCTTTTTCTCTGCTTTGTTTTCGGTTTTTGCCGCGAAAATTGTCGGATTTTGCCGCGATTCTGCCGCAGGTTGTTCCTGCGCGACCTGTGCATTCTGCATATCCGTCACCAGTCTGCGGAAACGTGCAACCATGATCTGCGCGTTCGGGCGGTGCGCTTTCTCCTGCAAGCGCCAGTACAGGAGCATTGTGGTCGGGTCTGCGGGGTCGCCCATCGCGCCGGAGGAAAGGTCATTGGCATTCAATTGCCACATCATATCCCGCTGTTGCTCCAGAGAGCCATTTGCCTCCACCGCAAAGGTGTAATCGTCGTTGTAGTACCACTCTCCGTGGATGGAATCGAACTCCAAGAAGGAATACCGTGAGAACACATCCACCTGCGCGTCTCCCTCGTCATCGGTATACGGCACATTGCGCGGTTCGTCCGCATAGGCGAGATACAACTCAAACATGGCTTGGTCAATATCCGCATAGGCGGCATATTTCTCCACCCGTTTGGATTCCAACCGTCCGGAGGACTGCAACACCTGTTGCTGTTTTGCAACGCCGCTCTGCGCGGTATTGTCCCGCTCTCCGACATAGCTGTCCGTGATGCCGATATTCCGCTTTGCCATTTCATACTGCCGCTCCGACTGTTGCATATCCTGTTGAATTGACATTTCACAAGTGATGCTCCCGATGCAGTCCCGCGCGATCTGTCCCTCCGGCACTTCAAGCGATTGGTCGAAGATCCCGTTTGAAATGGTAGTTGATACACCCTTTCTGTGATACTCGATTGCGCCGGAACGCATCAGCTTTTCGTGAATGCGGCTCTCCAGTTTGTTGATTTCCTGCTGTTGCGGGCGGATGACCTCGCAGTCACTCTGACCGTACAGGCTTTTCGGGATGGACACATTGCGGCGGCAGATCACGGGGAGGCGCTTGGGCTTGTAGTAGGGCAGTCTCGTGGGAGCGGTTTTGGGGCGCAGGACTTTGTGCATCTGCGGGATGATTGCGCCCGTTGCCGTCCGTTGCATCACAGGCTCTCCCGTTTCGTCGAGAACCGGCTCGTCCGCCTCTTCCATCACAGGCTCTCCGTCCTTGTAGACCGGGCTGAATGCAGGGATCTTCTTCTGCACCCGTTGCTTGATGACCGCTCCCGTGGAGGTCATCACATCCTCATATGCGTAATCGGGGAGGATAATATCCTCGGTCAGTTCCTCGTAATCCTCGTCCTGCATCTCATAATCGGGATCGGAGCATGGGTTCTCTTCGCACAATTCCTTCCGCTTGCCGCAACAACGGCAGATGTACTTCTTCCGCGCGTAGTAGTCATCCACATCCTGCAATTCGGTGTCTCCGCTCCAGACATACTTGCATACTGCGCCGATTTCGTTCCGCCAGAAGCAGGTGTACACCGTCACCACATTGTACTGCTCCAAGCCAACATCGTCATCCTCGGGATCGATGTCGGATTCCTCCGCAACACGGAGCGGGACACCGTATGTCCGCATGATGTCCTCACGCGTCATACGGGAGCGGATGAAGATGTATTCCATTTCGTTGACATCGTAAATACCCGGCTGCGGGATGATGTCGGACGGGTCGATGATCGACACCTTGCCCTCGCCGACCGTGAAGTGCGTTCGGACGCTGTTGTCGAACTCCACCAGATAAAAGGTCGCGCCGAGGGTCGGAGCGTAGAACTCGTCGGTGTTGTTCAACCGTTCAAACGGCAGCTTGTCCCGGAGCATATTCAGAAGCCGCTCGGTCGCTTTGGCGTTCCGATCGGTGTGCTGAAGCGATATGCGGGGCGTGACCTTCGGCGCGGGTATCCGCATATCTTTCTGGCTCTCAATCAGTTCGCGGGTGATATTGCGGACAACGATTGCGTCATCTGGAAGTTCCGAAGAATCATCCACCGGATCGATCCTCCTTGAACCGTTGTATTGCTCGATATTTCTTTTGTTGAGTGTCATCTGCCGCTCATAGTCGGGATGCGTTTTTGCATCCTGCATCAGCTTCTCGAAGAACTCGCGTTTATTCCCATCAATTCTCATTGGATATCCTCCTTAAAAGTATCTGTAGCCTGTGGGCGCTCCGCCCATCATTTTTTCCATAGCGGCACGGACATCGGCAGAAGCCCGACACCAATCGTCGTACATATCCTTTGTCCACAGCCGCTCCTCCCGTTCTTCGCGCTCCGGTGCGGCGGAAGTCCACGCGATCATTCCGTACCGTAGGCTGTCGCAAATGTGCGTGATGTCGTGCGGCTCGGTCATGCAGTCGGTCGGATGCTTCGGGTCGATCTGGAGCAGTGGAAGATCGTGGATCAGTCTGCGGCAGTTCCGGAAGATCTGCATCTTCGGCAGTCCGTCCGGTTGAATCCGCAGAACCGATTTGACGGAAAGCCACCCCGCCTCACGGTCATTGGATGCCTCTACGAGCGGAAGCCCCGCCGCGCGGAACAGATCAGCTTTTGTCTTGCCTGTCTCCTGCGTTCTGGAACGGATAATATCGGGTGGTGCCCATGTTGCCGCAATCTCTTCGCCGCTCTCCGTGTACTCCAACGCTTTGCCTGCCGCATCCTCGATTGTCAGATTCGGGGAGCAGAACTCTTTGTAGATGTAAACCCTCCCGTCGGGGGAGATTGCAAACCACAGCATGGCGAACATATCCAAGCCGTAGTCCAGGCAGCGGTATTTCTTCCAGTGCGCCGGGATCTGGAACGGTTCGATGACATGGATTGCCGGGTCAAACTCGGTGAAATACTGTCCCTCGATGACATCCCATCGTCCCTCCAGAAGCGTCTGCCGCAGAATCTCCGGAAGGGTCTCCATGCTTTTCAGGTATTCCGGGTCGTTCTCCATCAGATAGGCGTTCTCTGTCAGCTTGGCAGGAATGAACATCCTGCGCCTGCCGTCCTTGCCAACAAACGGTGTCTCCGGCTCTGCGGGGTCAACAAAGTTTTCCTTTACCCATGCGTGCCCAACATTGCCGGGGTTCGTGGAGAGAGCGAGAAATCGCGGTGCAGGGAAGCGACCGCGAACGCGGGAACGGAGATAGACAAACTGGTCATAGGTGAAGTGTGTCGCTTCGTCCAATCGAATCACATCGAATTCCGCGCCCTGATATTGGAAGACATCGTTCTCATTTGCGCAGTATCCGAACCGGATGGTTGACCCGTTCCAAAGCGTTCCGACGTGCTTGGAAGAATTGTACCGATACCACGGCTCTCCGGGGAAGTGCTTGAAATGCTCCTTGATGAGAGAACCTTCCAGTTCCACGAATGTCCGCCGCAACATCAGCTGTGTAGAGCCGGGGTAATCAATGGCATAGAGCAGAGCCGCAATGCACTGTGCCGCGCTCTTGCCGCCGCCTGCCGCCCCTCCGTACATGATCTCATCCACACCGCGCTCGAATACGAATTTCTCCTGCTTCGGGAGCAATTCAATATGCAGCTTCGGTTCTTCGCGCTTTCGTTTCTGCCCGGCAACCTTCTTTGCCTTCGCATACTCCCGCCGATTCAGTCCGGCAATTACGAACTTTGCGTATTCCTCTCCGGTCATTTCTTTTCCTCTTTCCTGCTGACGATAATATTCAGCGTTCCTCCGCCGGAATTCAACTCCACATTGGCTTTCTCGTCCTTTTCTCTGTACCCGTGATTTGCCGCAAGCAGGAACTTTGCAAAGCCGGGATCAAATACCCGTGTCAACCCTCCGTTGATCAACATCCGCTCCTGTATCCGCATGGATTCCACAAAAGCCGTTGCAAAGTCATCATGCTCTCTGACCCAAGCGCAACAGGCATCGGTATATGTCCCAATGCTTTGAGCGAACCGTTGCAGTGTCGGCACGCCCGCTTCCTCGCCCTCCGAATAATGCCGGAAGAACTCCAACAGCTTCCCGGCATACTCCGGCTTGTAATCTGACTTTGCCCTGACCACATTCCGAGACCCCTTTGGTCTCCCCAT